TTTCGTTGTCTGCGGGGCTGGTCATAAGCGCAGGAACGATGCTTAGAGTCGCAAGACCTGTGCCATCGGCATTCGCATCCGCAGTCACCATGTAGACCTTAGTGTGGCCGTTGAACTTCAGCAAGTCACCAGCCTTGGCTACACCTGTAGCCGACGCGGTGAAGCCCTTGAGGTTGATGGTGCTGCCTGTCTGCGCTGCACCGTTCACCACAGGTGTTCCAGCCCATGAGCCAAGCGGCCAACGTGCACCGTAAAGCGTGCAGGTAAACGTGTCGTACTGCCCGCGTTGGGACAACAAGAAAGCATAGAACTGCATGAACGCAGAACGATCCATGGGCGACCATGTGTAGCTGATGGCCCACCGCTGTGCGTTGCGGGTGCGAACCTGGCGCTTCAGGCTGTGCGACACCGACATGCGGGTGGGCTGGATTGAGGTCAGCGCAGCCGTTGCAGGCCCACGTGCTGTTGGAAGTGACCCACTCATGCGAACGCACCTCCACGTTTAGCCATGGCCTGCCGGATAACGCCTTCGACCACGCGGGCGTTGGATGCGATGAGCGCAGGCATCATGGCTTGGATTTGAGAAACAGTCTGTGCTGTGGCGTTGGGCGCGTTGATGGTCAGAGGTTGATTGATGATCACACTACCGCCTCCCCCCTTCATGTTCACAGGGATGCGCTTGCCATCGGGCAACGGCACAAACGCTTCGTTCATGCTGCCTTCACCGAATACTGCGAGTTGGGGGCTGGTAGCTACTCCACCACCGGCATAGGCTTTGAGTGGCATAGGCCCACTGGAAGTCATCACGCCACCGTCAGCAAACCCAAGCAGCGACTTCAGGCCAGAAGCTAGCGGCCCGGTCACTGAGGCCCGCACCTGCATACGGATAATGTCGCTGATGATCTGGTCGAACAGTTGTTGCGAACTGAGTTTGCCGGTCATGGCCCATGACACCAAGGCATCCTCCATACCCTTGAAGGCTCTGGTGGATGCTTCGGATACTTGGGCGTAGACATTCTTCGACTCGTCTGCATAGTTCTCCAGGGCAACGGATGCGCCTTTAGCCCAATCACCCTGAACTGCTGTCTTTTCCTCAAACTGCTTTCTGGTTTGCTCTATGTCTTGTTCCCTGAAATCGTTAGCTACTTTCAGTTGGTCGGCATATGTTTGGGTGTCTTTTGTTCCACGGTTGGACTTGAGGTATTTTTCTTGGGCAGCATCGCGCATACCCTGATACCTGTCGTCCACCTTGTTCAAGGCGTCTTGCAAAGCGTTGGCCTGAGTGCCACGGCCCATAGACTCCAGCGCACGCTTGGATGTCAGCGCGGCAGTGTCCAAGTAGTTCTGAGCTGCTTGTCGTGCCTCATCATAAGCATTTACGAGTTTGCCCATACCAGCAGTCTCTTGGGCGTTCAGCACCACCAGATCAGTAGCCGCTTTCGCTCTAGCCAGTGAACGCTTTTGTTCCAGATCAAAGACTGTCTTGTTAATGTCAACCTGCGCCAGCTTTTGATCAACCAACGGCAAGTCTTTATTGACCTTGCGTTTGCTCTCACGCTCAATCTCTGCGGCCAAAGCCTCGTCAGCGACCTTGGCGTCAGCCGCCAGAATAGCCCGCTTGGACTCGTAGTAATCCTTGTCAGATACTAGCCCAGCACTGTGCGCAGCATCGAGTACCCGTTGACCGTCAGCAAAGGCCGCAGCCTGTGCTTCAAAGCCCTTCTGGATAACATCGACCTCATAGGCCGCTGTTGCTTTGTCTAATGCCTCTTGCTTACCGGCCAAGCCGAAGTCAGTCAGTTTTTTGCGGATGCCAGCAGTCAGCTTGTCGTAGTCCGCTTGGCTGATGCCGTTTCCGATAAGGTCAGAATGCTTATTCTTGGCATATTCAAGCGCCTTCTGTAAATGGTCTTGTGGGGTGGCGTACTGCTCAAGGTCGTTCTTAAACGAGATTATCCTGTCTGTCTTTTTGGCTGATCGTTGATCCATACCGGCCAACGTATTGCCAAGGTCCACCAGCATTTGGGTTTCTGCGATCTGTTTCTTCAGGCCATCAACCTGATTTCCGCCGAACCAATCAGTGACCTTCCCATCCTTGCCCGCATGGGACATGATTTCAGAAAGGCGCTTTTGTAAACTTTGCAACTTAGTTTCGGGAGTCTCAGCTACACCTACGCCAGATATGTAATTCCACATCTCGGTAAACGTCTTGCCTACGCCACGCGCTAGTTGCTCAAGGGTTCCGATGTTGTCTGCGGCACGTTTGGTGCGTAAGTCCATGGCATCGGCGTATGCCTTCTGCGCCAACTCGCCCGCCTCAAACGTCTTGCCATGATCTGCCAATGCCTTGATCTGCAAGTAAGTCTCAGTCGTGAGGTAATGCATCGACTTATTGAGCTTTTCGCTAGCACCAACAGGGTCTTTGCCAAGTTCTGCAAACTGCTTGGCAGTTTCATCCACTGTCTGTCCAGTTTCACGCAGCAGGCGTTGTGCAGTGGTAGCGAATTTCTCGAAGTTCTTACCGTCGATTTCACCAGTACCCGCGAGTGCTGCCAGAGCATCCCGAGCGCCACTCTTGCTGCCACCAGTGCCCGAGGCATCGGCCACGTTGTTGGACATAGCCAAGAGTGCGCCAGTGGTCTTGCCCGCGTAGTCGCCGGTCAGAATGAGGGACTTGTTCAGCTTTTCGACTGACTTTTCGCCTTCGTTGAATAGGTAGGCAAGTCCAGCACCAACGGCTATTGCAACCGTGAGGGGGTTGACCATCGCCCACAGCGCAGAGCCTAGAGCCATGATAGCGGGCTTAACGCCGCCAAACATATCCTTGAGTTGCCCGCCCTGCTGCAACAGCACCGTGAGGGGCTTCTGACCCCCTTGCAGGCTAACTACGATGTCGGTGATCTGAGCCGGTACACCGCGCAACGCAGCGGCTTGCGCTTTCGCAGACATGGTGTACTTTTCGTTGACAACCACAGCTTCTTTTATGGCATCAGTTGCAACCTTCTGCTTAGGCGCAACAGCGTCCAGTGCATCAAGATAGGGCTTGAGTATCTTGGGGTCGATACCGCGCTGCTGTGCCAGAACGGTGTAGTAGTCAGAACTGCTTTTGCTACCAGCAGAGAACGCCGCTGTCGCACGCTCGATGCTCTGCACCATGGACCGTTCGGCCCGAGTCATGGTGTCCGCAGATTTTGTGGCACCAGCACCAATGTTCTCTACCGACCGACCAGCCCGCACACCAGAGGCCACCATACTATCGGCCATGTGCGATACGGTGTCCCCCGCGCTCTTAGCCTTGGCTTCTAGCTCGTCGGTAGTGAGCGTTATGCGCCCTGCTATCTTGCCTTTTTCGCTTGCCATTTCAGTCCTTAGTAGTCATCGCAGCAAGGGCTTCAGCTTCAGCCACGCGCATGTCGTGAAACAGATAGTCATACTCAACAGTGGACAAGCCCATACGGGTCATGATGGTGAACATCACGCCGTAGTCCAGCCCCGTAGGGCCGTTAAACCCAACCCGCCACTGCGTTGCCATGAGAGACAAAAGGGACACTGCCCTTTCGTTCTCCGGCCATACTTCAATCGCCTCGTCTTGGAAATCTTCGGGCCGCAACCCTGCCGCTATGAGTTCAGACTCATTTGTAGCTGGCACATAGATGGCGGCAACGGCCCGCTTCAGTTTCCCAGGCGGGCCTGCATCACTTCTTCATAATATTTATTGAATATGGCTTGTGTTGCGCCCAGATAGTTCTCAGTGAGCTTGGTCACAGAGTCAAAGTCGAAGGGTTCTTCAAGCTCCCATCCGCTTGCCATTTGCATGATCAGGCCTGCGTTATCCAAGCCCTTGATGTCCTCATGGAACTTGGACATTTGTTCGCGTGTGCGACCCTTGAATGTGAATTGCACATCCACAGTTCCCTCTCCCGGCACCGGAACGGCGACAACGGATGTGAACGTGGGTTTTGCCGTGAGGCTGAATTTAACTTTTGCCATGATGTTTTAGTTTGGTAAAAAGGCCCATGTACCAGGAGCGACCTGTGGGCGTAAAGCCCCACCGAAGTGGGGCACCGTGGCAATGGTTAGGTGCTGTATCGAACCGGCTTGCCTTGCAGCGCAACGCCTGCTTTGACCGACATGAGATTGCCCTTGGTCATAGAAGGCGTTTCGTCGAAGGCAAAAATTCCGTTATAGAGAATGAAACCGCCAGCAGGCAGAGTGGCACGCAACGGGGTCGTGGCGCGGGTTAGTGCCACGGCCTTGATAGCTGCGTAACCCGCCAGTGTGGGGTCATCCGCGATTTCAATGGCGAGGGACTGCGCACTGGTGGTAGTGGGGATTTGCGAGTCAAAATTTTGCTCAAGGAATGAGTAAGTTTGGTACTGTGGATCGCCACCAGAAGATGTGCAACCAATGATCTGGCTAATCTGTGTCCAAGTGGTTACTTTGGTCACAGTGCCGGTTCCTGAGCCAGCGGGGTACAGGGAAACGAGTGAGGTATCAAAACCTTCCAGCGTCACCGATGTAGTTGTTGCGGACAATACGCGGAACACGCGGTTGTTGGCGTTGGCCCATCCGGAACTGAAAACAATGTAATCACCAGTCGCGTATGTATTCGTTGCTGTGGTGAGTACGCAGGGACTTGCGTTGGTGGCTGCGCTAACAGCGATGGATGA